CCATGGGGTGAAAGGAATACATCAAGCACATATAGCCGCGGCTAAAAAGTGTTTTACAAAAATGTTTTGGGTAGTAGACGGAGATGCTCAGTTAAAAGAAGATTGGAAGTTTGATTATATTGCAAGTGAATGGGATCATGATGCTGTTCATGTATGGCGTTGTCAGAATCCTATTAACTTTTTAGAATATGGACATGGCGGTGTAAAGTTATTGCCAAGGCAACTTACAATAGATATGGATGTTAGTCATCCTGATATGACAACTAGTATTAGTAATAAATTTTATGCTCATGAGGAAATTAGTAATACTACAGCATTTAATACAGATCCTTTTAATACGTGGAAAAGTGCATTTCGTGAATGTGTTAAGTTATCAAGTAAACTTATTAGAGGACAAGTAGATGAAGAAACTGAGATGCGATTATTAGTGTGGTGTAATGAAGGGATGGATAAACCAAATGGCGATTATGCTATCCAAGGTGCAAATGCAGGTAAGAAGTATGGAGAAGCAAACCAAGGTAATAAAGAAGCATTATTTAAAATTAATGATTTTAAATGGTTGAAGGAACAATATGACAATTCCATTTGAAGATATAGTTAAACTAGGGCAAAGAACTATGCTGGAAAATAATATTTTTTCAGTTAGTTGGATCTTAGGAAGATTTTGTAATTATGATTGTAGCTATTGCTGGCCGTATGCTAAAAGCAAAGTTGTAGACCATAGGCCGCTTTTAGAATACATTCGTACAATGGATGAAATTAAAAGTCAAGCTAGGGCACATGGATTTGATCAGTTTCATTTTAGTTTTAGTGGAGGTGAACCTACAGTATATAAAGATTTAATGGGTTTACTTAAAGCATATAAAGAACCTGTTAGTAATTATCTTAGTTTACATATGACTACTAATGCTAGTCCAGGATTTAATTGGTGGAACAAATGGTTAACAGCAACAGAGGGATTAGATCGTAAAAGTATAACAGCAAGTTATCATGCAGAATTTTCTGATGAAAAAGAATTTGCAGGGAAACTTGTATTCTTGCAAGATCAAGGAGTGTTAGTAACAATCAATCAAGTTATGGTTCCTGCTATGTTTGATGAATATCGTGCAAGAGCTCAACGTTTTAAAGATCAAGGATTACACGTTACTCTTAAACCACAAAGTAATGATACAGCAAGTGCAGTAGTTGAAGGATATACTTTTGATCAATGGGAAATATTACAAAATGATATGGAACAAGAAACAAATCAAGTTGCATTATATGATAAAGAAGGAAAAGAATATACTTTAGATCAAGCAGAAAGATTAAATGCTCATCAGTTTAATAAATTTAAAGGGTGGATGTGTAATGCAGGTTATCAAAGTTGTATTGTTCGCGAACCAGGCGGCGAAATTAAAAGAGGATATAGCTGTCATGATGATCCTTTAGGTACTATTGAAGATGGATTTACTTTATTTAAAGAACCTAAGGTTTGTATAACACCGACTTGTGTAAGTAGTGCAGATAGTAAAATACCAAAAGAAAGTGTATGAAAATAGATATTAATGATATAGCTTATTGGATGGATGCAATCCGTGATGAAGATAATCATCAACGTTATCATATGCTAGAAAGCTTCTGGCACGGACAACTTAAAAGTAAAGTTTGGTTATGTGACGAACTTCCTAAAGTTACTCATGCAACAACAAATAAAATAGTTATTTTTGGCGGTTGGTATGGAGTATTATCAACAATGCTTTTTAATAGTGAGCTTGGTGTTAGACATATTACGAGTGTTGATATTGATCCTAGATGTGAAGAGATAGCAATAAAGATGAATAAAAAATATGAAATGGCTGAACCGTCTGCTTTTAAGGCAGTTACAGCAGATATGTGTGATTACGAATATACAGAACATCCGCAGATTGTTATTAATTCAAGTTGTGAACATATTACGCAAAAACAATACGATGCTTGGTTAGAAAAAATAGATCCTGATACATGGATAGTTGTACAAAGTAATAATTTTGCATCACATAAAGAACATATTAATTGTTCTGCTAGCCTTGATGATTTTAAATGGAACTCTAAAATTAGTAAACCTTTTTATTCAGGCACATTAGAATTACCTGAATATGATAGGTATATGATAATTGGAAGAAAATGAAAACTAGATTAATAGATAAACAGTTACAGAACGAAATGTTACAAACAATTAATGCTCATGCTTTAAGTTATGGAAAAGGAAAAGCTATTGATTCAAGAGTTATATATGCTATGACTTTAATACCAAGGCATCATTTTGTTAAAGAATTATCTTACGAAGATATGCCAGTTCCAATCGGTCACGGACAAACTATTTCCCAACCTTTCATTGTAGCATATATGACTGATATGCTTCAACTCCAACCATTGCATAGAGTATTAGAAATAGGAATGGGTTCAGGTTATCAAGCCGCTATATTATCTGAATTAGTACAAGAAGTTTATACTGTAGAACGAATTAAAGAATTATATGAAATGACTGCACCAAAACTTAAAAAGTATGAAAATATTATTAGTAAAGTTGGCGATGGTTATAAAGGGTGGAAAGAATTTGCACCTTATGATAGAATTATGGTAACAGCTATGGCAGACGAAATCCCAACTGAATTAACAAAACAATTAGTAGATGGTGGAAAAATGATTATACCTGTTAAGGGTAAATTATTATTAGTTACAAAGAAAAAGGAAATTGCTGGGGTTCCATTGATTGAGCAACAATCTTTAATAGGAGTAAGATTTGTCCCATTTGTAAAGGATGTCTTAGATGAAGATGTTTGCTAGTATACAAAAATCTATTAGGTCTGGGAAGTTCTTACCAACTGCTGGTAATAATGATATAATTAATAATTTTACTGCTGGTGGTACAGATTCTAACGAGTTATATCAAAAGAATCTTAAAACACAATCTAACGATTGGGAGTATAGAACCAAGCCAGTTAATTACACTCTTAATAAACATCATTACCGAACAGAACAATTTGCAGATATTGACTGGGCAGAATCAGTAGTTATATTTGGGTGTAGTGCGGTATTTGGTGTTGGAGTTGATGATGCTGATACTGTTAGTAGTCAATTATCTAGTATACTTAATCGACCTGTAATCAATATGGGCGTTGGTGGAAGTTCTATTACCTATTCATTGCATAATTCAATAATTTTAAATGCTAACTATCCAACTCCTAAAGCAGTAGTTCATCTGTGGACAGGATATGATCGAACAGTATATTATCATCGTAAAGATTTAACTTTTTATGGTCCGTGGAACGTAACGCCTAGTAACTATATAGGTCGTTGGACAGAATCTAAAGAACACGGAGAGATACACGCCTTATTTGCTAGTTTAACTAGTAAGCAACTATGGGAAGATATTGAGTATTATGAAGCAAGTTACTTCCAAGAAACTGCTAAGGTTATGAGATGTGATGATTTAGGTTCTCCTCGTCCTAATGTATCGGATAAAGGAAGAGACAATATTCATCCTGGTAGGCAAACTATAAGACTTGTTGCAGAAAGAATAGCTGGTAATTTAGATGTATAAGATAGACGACATAACATCAATACACTTTGAGGTGACAAGTAAATGTCAAGCTCGTTGTCCTATGTGTCCCAGAAGAATTAATGGTGGTCCGTTAAGAGATGGAGTAGATTTAGAAGAAGTTTCATTAGCAAATTTTATAGACTGGTTCGATATTGACTTTATTAAACAATTAGACCATCTCAGTATGTGCGGTAATTTAGGTGATCCAATGATAGCAGAAGATACTCTTAAGATTTTTAATTATTTGCGTGAACATAACCCTCATATGGCACTAGTAATGAATACCAACGGTAGTGGTAGAAATAAAGGATGGTGGCAAGCTCTTGCGTTTTATAAAGTTAAAGTTATATTTGGGATTGATGGATTAAAAGATACACACTCTTTATACAGAATTAGCACAGATTGGGAAAGAATTATAGCTAATGCACAAGAGTTTATTAGTGCAGGAGGAGATGCTCGTTGGGATATGTTAGTTTTTAAACATAATGAACATCAAGTTGATGCTTGTGAACAGTTAAGTAAAGAGCTAGGATTTAAAGGATTTAGTATTAAACACACTACAAGATTTAGGGATGGTAAATTAGATGTTATTGATGATGACTATAATATTACCCATACGCTTTATCCTACAAAGAGAAGCGAAGATATGATTGGGAAAGTAAAAACTGCTGAAAGTGAATTATTACCAACTATTACTTGTAAGGCAAAAGAAGATAGTCAATTATATATAAGTGCTACTGGAAATGTTTCACCTTGTTGTTGGTTAGATTTAGAATGGGTACCACAAACAGCAAATACACGCATGGACTATATGACAAAGGTTAAAAAATTTCCTAATTTACATAATACAAGTTTGCGTGAAATATTTGATAGTGGCTTCTTTAGTACCATTAGTGGGTGTTGGACAACAACCGGATTAAAAGAATGTTCGAAACAATGCGGTACTTTTGATAAACTAAACAAACAGTTTGAAAGGCATGAGCATGAGTAAAACATTTTGTCCTTTACCTTGGATACATTTAGCAACAAGACCTAATGGAGATGTTAGAGTATGTTGTACTGCTAATGCCAGTGGTGCAGGTCTAAACGATGATAAAACTGTTGGACTAGTTAAGCAAGATGGTATTGCTATGAACTTGCGTGATCATACAATAGAAGAAGTATTTAATAGTCACCATATGCGTAGAACAAGACTACAAATGATTGCAGGAGAAATTCCAAGTAGTTGTAAAAAATGTTTTGAAGAAGAATCAAAAGGTATTACAAGTAAGCGTCAATGGGAAACTAGAGAGTGGGCACAAAGATTAGATTTGCAAAAACTAGTTAAAGATACAAAACATGATGGTACTGCTCCAGTTAATATTCCATACTTTGATTTAAGGCTTGGTAATTTATGTAATCTTAAATGTATAATGTGTAGTCCACATGATAGTTCAGGTTGGATTGAAGAATGGAAGGTACAATATCCATTGTATACTAATCCACAACTTAAACAAGATCAATCTTGGGACTCAAGTTATGATTATACTTGGTATAAAAAAGGTTCCTTTATTGAGTCAATGAAAGATCAAGCACAATATATTAAAGAACTTTATTTTGCAGGCGGTGAACCGTTAATGATTCCTGAACATTATAATATATTAGAATTTATGGTTGATGAAGGTTATGCAGAAAGCTGTAATTTAAGATATAATTCAAATGGTTTAGAGTTATCTGATAGACTATTTAAACTTTGGGAACATTTTAAAGAAGTACGATTTAATTTTAGTATTGACGGTGTTGGAGAACGTAATGATTATATACGTTATCCTAGCAAATGGAAAGATGTTGAAGCAAGTTTAAAAAGACTAGATCTTAATACAAAAAATAATACAATAATTAATATTGCTTGTGCAGTACAGTTATTAAATATTCCTTATATTAATGAACTTGCTGAATGGAAAATGGACCAAGGTTTTACTAAAATTAACCCAGCACCATTTGGTGGCGGAGTTATAGGAACGCATTTAGTTTATCTTCCAAGTCATTTAAACGTAAAAGTTTTACCACAGCCAGCAAAAGAATGGGTTAAAAATAAGTTAGAAACGTTTATCGATAGGCAAAAGTTTAATTTGGAATTTAATAACAATCCATTTGGAAAAAACAGATGGCATGGACTTATTAAATATATGATGGAAGATGATTGGAGCCAAAAACTGCCATCACTTCGTGAGTACTTAGATATATGTGATAAACGAAGAGGAACTAATTATAAAGAGACGTTTAAAGAGATAGGTGAATTTATAAATGAATAAAAGACAAATACGAGCACAACTGTATAGCAGTTTATGTAATTTAGGCCAAACAGCTAAACTTAAATTTAATATAAACGGGTATGAAGTCATCCATCAACTTGAAAAGTTTAAAGATAACTGGTGTCCTTATAATGCTAATAAAGATACAGTAAACAATAGATGGGGATTACCTGTTACAAGTCATTCAGGTGATGTAATGGACAATTATCATTTGAATAGTTTTGGATATATGCAAAAATATAATGATGTAACAATGAATGAAGAAGACTTTGTCATGCCTACGGCTGTTTATGATAGTGTACCTGACCTAAAAAAATTAGTAGATGTATTTAGACCTGATATAGGTAGAGTACATTTATTAAGAATTGATAAAGGAGGTTTCTTTCCGCCTCATAGAGATTTCCCTGGACTTGGACCGGAGTATTTTAGATTGTTATGCGTGTTTGGAAATTGTAAACCAGAAAATTTTGTTCATATGCTAGATGGCAAAGCATTTTATCCAGATTCTGGTTTCTTATATTGGCTAAATTTTCAATTAGATCATAGTGTGTTTAGTTTTAGTGATGGATTATATGCATTAATACTAACTGTTAAATTAAATGAAAGAACGCATGATATTATTATGAATAATACAATGAACTAATGAAATTAACTTATGCAAAACCTGAAAAAGAAAATTGGTTTCTTGTTAGTTGGACATTATCTAACAAGTGCAACTATAGTTGTGACTATTGTCCAGAACATCTTCATAGTGGTAGTACCGGACAGCCTCGTTGGGAAACTGTTAAACGGTTTGTTGAAGGATTCACTCGTCCAGGTAAAGAAATATGCTATAGAATAAGTGGTGGTGAACCAACATACTGGAAACATTTTATAGACTTGGCAAAATTAGTAAAAGAACAAGGCCATATTTTTAGTTTTATTACTAATGGTAGTCAATCTATAGAGTATTTTAAGGAAATAAGTGAATATACAGATGGGATGATTATTAGTTACCATCCTAAGTATGCTGATCTTAATCATATTGTTGATATAGCAAATAGTGTAAAGAGTCAAGTTGGCATTAATTTAATGATGGTGCAAGATCAATTTGATGATCTAGTTGAAACTGCAAAATTTTTATATAAAAATACAGACAAGTTGGCAGTATGGCCTAAAGTTATTTTAGATAAAAGTAATATAGACAATATATCTAATGAAATGTCATATTATACACCTAAGCAATTAGATATTATTAAAAATTGGCCTTACTTTAGACCTATTAATATTCATCATTTACATAGAGGCGAATTATTATTAGATGATAAGTCTGTTAATGCAAATGATTTAATTATTAATGGTCAGAATAAATATTCAGGTTGGAAATGTTGGGCAGGATTACATATGATTAATATTGATATGTGGGGTAATATGTATAGAGCCGATTGTCAATATGGAGGCCCTATAGGGAATCTCGAACGTTATAAATTACCAGATGGTCCTATTACTTGTGGAAAAGAAATATGTGCTTGTTTAAGTGATATATACGTTAGGAAAGAAATATGAGAATACTTATAACAGGAAATCCCAGTTATCAAGGTTTAACTCAAGGCATTGTTCGTACTAGCGAAAGCGGTATAGAATGTATTGGTAGGTATAATGGTTGGGACATTAATGACGTAGAAAAAATTGCCGACTATGCGAAGAATTTTGAAATATTTATAAACAGTCAATATGGTCCTGATGGACAACAATTAAAAATTTTAGAAGCTGTTTATAAAAAATTTGGAACAGGACATATTATTAATATTAGTAGTACAAGTAGTTATTGGGGCGACGGAAGTTCAGAAGATTATATAAGGAATAAAACTCACTTAGATGATGTAAGTAAACGTTTATGTAAAAATATTTGTTGGGGACCTAGTTCAATTAGAATAACTAATATTGCATTTGGACAATTAGCTTCAGAAGGTCAACAAAAAAGAAAAGATGGTAGAAAGAAAATTAGTTTAGAAGAAGCTGGAAAAATTGTTAAATGGGTTATAGATTCACCTAACACATATAATATACATTATATATCATTAGATCCTATTCAAACAAGCTAGAAAATTCTGGGCATACTTCTAATATATTTGTATTTCTAATTTTATCTAAATCTTTTGTAAAGTTAATAAACGTCTTAAGTTGTGATGCTAATTTAGGATCTTGTATATAGTTTATATTTGGTAATTTAAACTTTATCTTTTTTAATATATTATCAGGAAGTACTCTAGGATTAAGATATGGTGGAGTTGCAACCACATTATTAAAGTAAATTGAATAGTTGCTTTTACAAACCCCTCTATACCAGTCTTTTATTTTATGTAAGTGTGCAATATTATATGTTTGAACAGTAACAGCAATAATAACTCTGTCAAATTGTTCAAATGATTTTAAGTTTTCTGTTAATTGTTCTATTGTAAAATGTTCACCACCTCTAATATATTGGTATAATTTTCCAGTCCCCTCAATACTAACAGTCCATTTAGTATGACCAAATTGGTGTGCAAGTTCGTGAAATTCTTCGTCAACAATTGTTCCATTAGTCGTAACGTCTAACGTTATGTTTTTTGCTATCCCCATATCAATGAGTTTTTTAAATACTTTTTTATTTGCAGGCTCCATATAAGGTTCACCGCCTTTAATACTAAGGTATGCTAAATTAGTAAACACTTCTGGAGTTTCAAATAGTCTATCAACTATTTCCTCACTTAAATTAGTATAACCAAATTCCGGATTATCTACCGGACGCATATAGTCTTTTGAAAGTGCATCCAATTTAAGTTCTTCTTTAATCCAGGTACTAGAACTTATACCATTACACATTCTGCATTTAAGATTGCAAATATTACTCATATTAAATTCCAAAAAGTATATGTCATGGAAGTTTTTTGAGTAATCGTAATCCTTGCCTTCAAGCATAGGATTTAAAATATCACGGAAGAATAATCTTCGGCTATGACCTACTACAGCTTCTTTACGTGGGCATTGTTCACATTCTGGGGGCAATATATCCATGCGTATAGAATCCTTTGTGTATGACGCTGTAAAGCTGTCTAAGACGTCTTTTAAAGGTGTTTTAAGTACGTTTCCATAGCGTTTAGTATACACACCATCGGGTGTGATATCACCATTAAAGCGTACCAAAATACTATGCCAAGGTGCGTAACATTTCATATTTTGATTACCTCTTTTAGCGATAAATCTTCACCAATTTCTACTATAGTTGATGATGTAGTTTTAAGATCATATACTATTGTAAGTAATTTGTCTTGGAAAATAATAGGTCGTCCGAATAGTTTATCAGGAGAAATTGTATCATATCTTATTGAACCATCATAAACATCTACACTTATAATAGGACAACTGGGTGAACCAGTTGGAAGAAAAATTGCTTTACCTCTATATGCTATACCCGAACGAAATCTATATTTTCCACCCCAGCATAATCCAAGGTTAAATGCTTTGCTTTTTTTGGTTACAGTATTAAAGCAAACACCCGTTTCACTATCCATACTATGTTCATCTCCGTATGGTAATCCAATAATAGTATCTTCAACTAGTACTTGAGCATTATATTTTTTAGCAAAATCTGGAACGTCAAGTTCATGCAAGTTAATTTCTTTACTATTAGTATCAAATTCTACAACACTATTAAGTCCAGCCTCTTCTCCGTATGGTAAACTGTATAAAGTATTATCCACAGGAATTAAATCCGTAAACTTTCTAGGTATATGAGGATCAACAGGTATTTCATATTGCTGAATAGTGTCACCATCGTAACTAACTAATGAATTATAATTTCTCCAGTCACCTCTAGGCATACTCCAATATTTTCCATTGCAGTATACAGTTCCCATATGACATTTTTTATTATTAGTTATAAAGTTAATTGTGCGTAACCCAGTTCTATCAATATAAATTATATAATTAGTATCTTCATATCCAAGAGGAAAACCACAAGCACTAGTTCCATTTGATGCTATGCTATAAAATTGTCCTTTTCCTGGTCTATTTAATGTATGGTATATAGGTGTTAAGTCTTTTAACTCTATAACAATGTTTAAGTCATCCCATATACCATAAGGAATTAACCAACTACTATTATTAACTTGAGCTACAGCATTAATTTTACTTGTTGCATCAGGTAAATTAAGATCAATATATGATAGATAATCTTTACCGTCATATACTGCTATGCTACTATAATCTCTACAACGTTCTGTAGCAAACGGAGGTGATATTAAAACATCATTATGTTTTTCTAGTATTAGATGTTTAATTTTTGCTTCGCGGTAAAAATCTTCAAAGGCTTTATAAGTCATTTAAGTCTGTCGTATGTATAATTTGTTCTTTAATAGTATCAAAAACTAATACAGTTTGGAAACTATCACTTTGTCCATATGGAAATGCATATATAATATCATCTTTAATAATACAGTTATTATATTTTTCAATAGTAGTTGAATCTTTAAAGTATTCACTAATATCTATAGTGTAAAATTGTTCTGATATAGTATCAACTACAAGTACTTCTGCAAGATCACCTTGTTTTTTCCAAGTATCAGTAGGTTCGCAAACACAACCACCTCGTGGAATATAATAAATTTTGTTTTGGGAGTTTTCCACACCAGCAAAATATTTTTTACTTTCTTTCCCAATACCTAATTCAATAGTATGCCACTTATGAGTAACACTATCTATTACAAGCATTGAACTCCAATTCTCATCATGTCCAGCTGGAGGGCAAAATATTTTACCATTACGAGCAACAGTATGAGTATAATACTTTCTACTAGTTGCTTTTAATCCTGTTCTTTCGCTAAACCATTCACCGTCTATAAATTTAATTAAAGTATCAAAGTTAGGATTTTCGCTATATGGTGGTGCGAACAATTTATTACCTACCTTAGCCATTGTAGTAAATTTTTTATTAGTCATCGGTTCTTGATCGTAGTCTAACCATAATGGAGACATATCTGTAAATACATAGTTACTAGTAGTACAATCGTATCGTATTCTATATGGGAAATACTTTTCCAAATCTTCACCTCTAGGTAATCCATAAATTATTCCGTCTAGTATTTGTGTAGTATGCCACTTTTTACAATCATTATGTGGTAATGTTAGTTTTTGTAATTCTATTTCATGGCTTTCTAGATCTAATTTAAGAACATAATCATATGGTGTATGTTCACCATAAGGTAATGCAATTAGTTTATTACGATATATGTGGCCTTGTATATATTTTCCTTGCCCAGGCTGTTCTACTTTAATATACTCAATACTATCATCATCTGTATTAACAACTAAAATATTTTCTTCATTATATGGTAAAAAATATATTTTCTTACGATATGCAATACCACGTTGCCACTTTTCACATGATGTATTAATTTTTAATTTTATCGTAGTAATTTCATAAGTATTAGGATCCATTTTTAACATATAATCAAGAGGTTCTGAAAGTCCATATGGAGGAATGTAGATAAATCCGTTATTACTAAGAGTTGCGTAACTAAATGCTTGTGCGATCATTAAAATTTCTCTCCTGGTAAAAATTCATCGAATTTTTCTCCGAATGCTGATTTCAAATCACTCTTTAATTTCTCTAGTACATCTTTAATTTCGTGTACAGCTAAATTATCCCAATCTATTATTTGCATATTATCTCCGTCAATAAGAATATTACTTAAAACCCAATCGCCATGAGCATAAGGTGATGTCTTATTAATATTCTCGATACAAAAATTATAAATTTTCTCCGCAAATTCTTTAGTATGTGGAAATTTACTTGCTGGTGTGCCTGGTAAAATTTTATAATCTATGTATATACTTTCAGTAGTATACCCATGGTCAAGAACATAGCCAGGCATAAATTTTTCTAAGATTTCTATGTGTTCGTCAACAGCTTCAGCAAAAGGACCAAGGTCTGGGTTAACGTACCAAACTTTTCTGTAACGATCGTCAAGTTTAAAGATCGCTCTGTGTTTTTCTTTATTTTCTTTAATTAAGTTCATATGCTTTTGCTACCTCCGGTAAGTAATCTTTTATATATATTTTTCTCCAGCTATCTAATCTTGTTATCTGTCTTTTAAAGTGTTCAATCCATTTAGGATCAGCAGGCTCGTCAGCCCATTTAGATAGTTCTGGTAATTTATAATTTTTCTTTAATTCGTCTGGTGCATTTTTAACGTGTAACCAATCAGGAGTTAGTAATAAATTTTCGTTATATAATCTAAAGTGATTGTTATTTGCCCATTCTATAATTTCATTATAGTAAGAAGCATTTAAAATACTTATCGTTGGTGTAATATCAACAGTACAAAATTCTGCATACCGTTGGGTATTAATTTCAATTTCATCCCATTTACTAGGGTAACGTATATAATTTATTTTTTTATCAACAGCATCAAGGCTCATGCTCATAATTACTGAGTGAAATCTTTTTAACATCTTTGATACTATAGGGTTCCATATTGTACCGTTAGTATTAAATCTAATTACTACACTAGAATCTAGTTTTTCTAAAAACTTGGGTAAATGTCTTACAACCATTGGCTCGCCACCTGTTAAGTAAACTTCTCTAATAGGCAAGTTCTCAAAGCGTTTCATAGTTTCGTCACTTGCCCAATTAAAATTAGGATCATCTAATAGAGGTAAGTGTAATGGTTGTACTCCTGCTTTTGACATTTCGATGGCTTCTTGAGCAAGACTACTACTAGACATCTGAAAACAACTAATACATTTAAGATTACAACTGTTACCAAATCTAATATCAAAGTGAGAAAGTCCTGGACCATATTGATTTCTAACGTATCTAGTACCGTCTTCTTTTACTCTGGTACGTTGGCTATCTAATCCTTTTGCTTCGAGTTGTTCACATCTAGTACAAGCATCAGGCCATTCATTTCGATCAAGCTGTTCTCTAGTTTTTGTATGAAATTCACTGTCGTGCCATTCTTGTGGATTCATATCTTTAATGTTTTCTTTATTATCTTTTTCAAGACTAACACAACACAAACGATATTGACCGTCTGATCTTACACAAATTTGATTTTCTAAATATTTACACTTCACCGCAGGTAATCTCGCAAATTTTAAATCTATTATCTTTTGGATATGTAAGTGTTTCACCTTGTACAATATTTTTTAATGATTCTGTGTTTATATTTGGCCACTTCATATCTATAGTATAAAGACTGTTAGGATCTTTAGGATATCTTTCGCTTAACAAATAGCAACAAGGTAACACTTCACCAATATGACTTATTTGCACTTTACGTTTCTTTTGCCACTTACAAGTAATATGACCTTTATCGAATCCTTTTTCTAACAATCCTTTTACACGTTCTACATTGTTTAAATATTTTTTATCATACGCAACGGTACGTGCTTCTTCTTTTTTATTTGCCTTAAACTTCTCTATTGCTTCGCCTACAACACTATTAATAGCACTAAAAGTATACCCACCATTAATATCAAATTTTTTAAAACCCATACTAAATGCAAGACGTTCGCATTCTTCTACTTGATGTGCATTGTGTTCAAATACTAACATACGCCAACGAGCTAATCCGCCTGCTTTAATAAATGCTTGTACATTGTCTATAATTCTTTGCCATATAACACCTCTACGATACAAATGATTAGTATCTTCCAATCCGTCAATACTCCAAGTTACACCGCTAGGTTGTTTAAAATTTTTTAGAATAGTTGCTAACTCAATATACAATTCAGGTTTTCCAATACCGCCATTAGTATGAATCATAATACTAATTTTATTTGAACTAGCATATTCTAATGCTTCTAATAAAATAGGATTCATCATTGCATCACCATAACTGCCATTAAAAATTATTTCATCAATATGTTCGCTATTATCAATTATTTTCTTCCAAGTATCTAAGCTCATATGCTCTAATGGCATATTAGGATTAACTTCAACGCCGGAAATATTACGGCTACAATTGCCACACATAGCGTTACAATGACTTGTAAAATCTATAATAAGGGTCTTAAGTTCTTCAATTTTCAAAAATGGCATACTGTATTTAACAGTCTTTATATGCGTATATAATTAACCTGGCCGATAAATATTGCTATGCTAGAATTGGAGAAATTTCACACCGAAAATAATACTGTAGTACAGCAAAAGTATCCTGAAGTGTTTGATCCTAAATGGATAGTTACTGAAAGTGGTTGGCCCTACTTTCATCTTAGTTCATTAGATGGTCAACCGTGGAAAGAAATGTATAAAGAAGCAGAAGCATTAAGTGATAAATTTCATGTTCATAGAGATACTTATGGTGACGGTTGGAAGAGTTTAACATTACACGGATTAGACGAAGATACTCAAAGTCTTGACACATATGGTGATCGACAAGATACACTTAAACAATTAGATTGGACTTGGGTAGCAGATAAGTGTCCAGTAACTAAAAAGTTTTTAACTGATGTATGGCCAGCTGAATTTTTTAATCGTGTTCGTTTTATGTTGTTAGAACCCGGTGGGTATATATTGCCACATCAAGATAGACAAGATCACGAAAAACGATTAAGTGTTTGTAATATTAGTTTGAATAATCCTGAAGGGTGTAATTTTGCATTAAAAGATAAAGGGCGTGTTCCTTTTAAAAATGAAGGAAGTGCTTTTTTAATGGATGTTAGTAATGTACATAGTGTTTGGAATTGTAGTGATAAGCCAAGAATCCATATAATTATACATTATGAAATAGGGCGTAGGGTTAGAGATTTCTTTTACGTATTGCGTGAAAGTTATTTTACAAATAGAGGATAAGATGAAAGATTGGAATAGTATTACTGTTGATAGATATTACGAAGGGATAAGAGTACCTAGTACAGTAGCTATAGGTATCCTTAATATTAGTAGAGATATCAACAGTAATACTATTAATAAACGTACACTTGATATGACATACTTTTATATTAATCGTATGGTAAAAGCAGGGTTAAGTGATTATATAGGGTCGTATAAAAGTGTTAAAGAAATGCTAGACGAAGCAGTACAAAAGGGTAAAAAGTATTGTATGGT